GACGTGCCAGACGTCTTGCTGGAGCTTTTGCCCCCGAACAAACTGCCCATCAGAGCGCCTTCCTTAGAGTTTCGCCGGCGGCCACGTAGCCACGCGGCGCCAGCACGCGCCGCCAGCCCGGGCGGCCATTGATCCAGACGGCGACGCAGCCCTGCGCGCGGCCCCAGGCTTCGATCCCAGGCACCAGGGCCAACACGGCGGCCAGTCCGCCGCCCGCCAGCCAGAAGGCCAGCAGCGGCTCGCGTGCGCGCACCAGTTGGGTGACGATGGCGCCGCCCTCGCCGCGCCAGAGCTGGGCGCGGTGGGTTTCCAGCATCGCCACGAGCTCGGCCTCGGTGGCGTCGCGCAGCGCCGGCAGGATCCAGCCCCTGCAGCGCGCCCATTCGGCAGGGTTCACCCCTTGCGGCCTCGAGGCTTGGTGTCGAACACCGGGCGGCCGAGGCGCGCGTAGGAAGGCGAGGAGAAGCCCGACCAGGTCAGTTGGAACAGCCGGCCCGAGGCCTTGAAGTCGACGCGCTCGGTCCCGGGCGCCAGCACGATCGGGGCGAAAGTCTCGCGCGCGCCTTGAGGGTGCAGCTGGCTGCTCATCTGCAGCGTCACGGGCCCCTTCTGGTCCAGCGCGATATCCGGCCAGCATTCGCGCACGAGCAGCGCGCGGTTCTCGTCGAGATAGAGATCGGCGCTGGTGATGAACCACGGCAGCGGCTGGCCATCGGCGCTCGCGCCGCGCTCCTGCCAATAGACCGCGCCGGCGGCCGAGACGCCGATCGGGCTGAGCGCAGGGCCGGCGTCGAACATCGCCGGGCGGGCGGGAAGCACCCCGTTTTGCGGCGAGCCGCGCCACCACTTGCCGGCGTCCGGGCCGGCGACGGCCAGCACCAGGTAGCGGCTGACCTCGGTCCCGTCGCGGGCGTCGGGATAGTCCCAGCGCACCTCACAGAAGGCGGCCGTGGTCGAGGCCATGATCTTGTCGGCCTGGCTGGCGGCCAGGTTCGCGGAAAAGTCGCTGCGGATCGGGCAGGCCACGACGCTCACCGCCCCGCCAGGCGTGTAGGAGTGGAATTGCCGGTCCGGGCTGATCCAGACGGCCATCTGATCGGCGACGGCCGCGGCGTTAGGCCCGATCAGGCCGCACTTGTCGCCGACCTTGTCGAACCGCCAGACCTGCGTCAGCTGCCCGACATAGGTCCCCAGGAACAGGCTCTGGGTGGTCCAGATCAGCAGGAATTTGCCGACGAACTTCCCGCCGACGATGCGGCCGCCGCCCGGCAGGATGTATTCGCGCGCCGTTGAGGTCGAGGTGGCGTCGGTGGCCCATTGGGTCTCGTCGCCGACGCCGGAGTGGCGAACGCAGAGCGGGTTCCAGGTCCCGTTCTCCTGGGTGCAGCCGAGCGCGAAGACCTGGCGCTGCGGCGCCACCAGCATCTGGGTGATGCGCGCCGGCGCGGTGGGCACGGCCACGGCCGGCGTCGCGAGCACGTTCGACCACTCGTAGAGGCCGCCGTTGCGCGGGCTCGCCAGCAGCTTCTGACCCCACGGCTGCAGCGACCAGGTGCGCGGGAAGTAGTCCGCTGCCGAGGGTTGGCCCCAGCCGCCGACGCCATATGCGCCGGTCCCGTAGCCGCTCGAGCCGGTGCCATCGACCGCGCCGGCGGGGAGCGTCACCTGCGGGACCACGACGACGCTCGAGCCCCCGCCGGTGGCGCTGCTCGTCGCGTTGGAGCCGAAGGTGAAGGTGTAGTGGTCGACGTCGGTGACGGTGATCGCGAAGGTCCCGTTCGGCGTGATGCCGCCGACGGCCACGGCGCCGGAGATCGTCACCTGGTTGGTGCTCGCCAGGCCGTGCGCCGGGTGCGAGACGCTCACCGTGGGCGAGGCGTTGGTGGTGGTCAGCGGGTTGGCGGCCAGCAGGGTGACCGGCCCGAGCGGCGTGATGTCCGCCATCGTGCCGCCCTGCCAGAGCTGCAGCTTGGAGTTCGTGCCGAAGGCGACGTTCAGCGTGGCGCTGTTGTTGTCGGTCCAGGCCAGCACCGCGCGGCAGACGCCGGTCAGCAGGGTCTGGGTCAGGCTCTCCCAGCCGCCCATGGTCTGAGGCCGGTTGTTCCAGAAGCGCACGTTCGAACCGTCCGCCCAGGCCGGCGAGGCCGAATAGGTGGTGTCGTCGCTGTTGAGCCCCGACGGGATGTCGATCGGGATTTCCACGCGCTCAGCCGAGGATCTGCGCGGCCCGGCCGGCGGCGATCAGGGTCTGCTGCTCGAGGTAGCCGACGCCGGCGACGGTGTCGGCGTCATCGAGTTCCACCTGCGAGACGATGCCGAGCATGAAGAGGAAGTTCTTCACGACCGGATTGGCCGAGCTCTGGATCGCGATCTGCTCGGGCGTGGTGAAACGGCGCATGAAGTCGATGCGCGCGAGCGTGCGAACCGGCGGCGGCGCGGGCGGCGGATCATCCACCCAGACGAAGCCGGTGTCCTCGAGCTCGAGCTGCGCGAGGGTGTCCGGCGAAAGCGCCGCCGGCAGATCCGCCAGCGTCTCGGCCTCGAGGCCGACCAGATGCTCCGGCAAAGGGCCGGGATCGCCGACGCTGGCGCCGGTCGAGAGGATCTTGCGCTGCCAGGACATCAGATTTCCCTGAAAATGACGTAGAGCACGCCCGCCGCGCCGGGCTGGCCGCCCTGGCCTCCGCCGCCGAGGCTCGCTGCGGCGCCGGCGTTGGTCCCGCCGATTCCGACCAGCCAGGAGGCGAGGTCCGAGAATCCGGCAGGGCCGCCGCCGCCGGCCAGGCCGCCATTGGCCGTGCCGCCGACGCCGCCGAATTCGCCCGCCGCGCCGGCCGAGGCGCCTGTGGCCCCGCCATCGCCGCCGCGGCGATTGATCAGCCCGATGCCGTTGCGACCGCCCAGGCCTGAGGCTTTCCCGGGGTTGGCCTGCAGCACGACCGAGCCGTTTACGGTCACGCTCGTCGCCGTGCCGTCCGCCGATGACGCCCCGCCCTGCCCGACCTGAAACGACCCCGACGCACCGGGGCCGTAGGGGAAGCGGGCGAACGCCGCCTCCGCGCCGCCGCCGCCGGGGACCAGGCCGCCGTTGCCGCCGGCGCCGCCGGCGATCCCGTAGGCCTCGGCGACGGCGCTGAAGGGGATGCTGGGAAGGGAGCCCGAGGTCGCCGAGGGCTGCCAGGCCACGACGCGCTTGCTGGGGAGCTTGGAGCCCACCCCCTGCCCGACGAGGCCGGAAAGTCTGTCGTAAAGCGGCATCCTAGTACGCGGCGCCCTCGGCGCGGACGTGCACGGAGGTTTGCGCGACCGACACGGCGGCCATCAGCTGCTCGTTGGCCCCCAGGATCAGCGGGTTGGAGTCGTTGAAGCCGAAGTCGACCGGGGTAATCAGCGCGGTGTTGCCGGCGCTGATCGTCTGAGCGCCGATCTGCACCGCCTTGATATGCCGGTAGTTGACCCCGTCGTAGCCGTAGAGCTGACAGTCGGAGGCGACCGTCGTGGCCGCCGCGATCGCCTGCACCCGGGTGATCCGCGCCCCGCTGGCTTGACCGGCGAGCACCTGCACGGCGTTGGTCGGCACGTCGTAGTTCGTGTTCGCGGCGGTGAGCTTCGCCTTGCCGGTGATCGGCGTCTGCGGCGTGATGATCGAATTGGCCGTGGGCATGAGCTGCGGTCCCTAGAGGGCGACGGCCATGGCGACGCCCTGGGCGGCGCGCGTGACCTGGTCGGAGAGGTAGTCGGCGAGCGCGGTGACCGAGCCCCAGCTGGCCGCGGTCCCGTTGGTGGTCAGCACCTTCCCGGCGCTCCCCACCTGGCCGGGCAGGATCCCGGCGTTGGCGGCGAAGGCGAGCGCGTCGGCATAGGCCTTGGTGGCCGCGTCCTGCGGGCTGGTCGGATCGGCCACGCCGGTGATGCGCCGGGCGCCGAAGTCGGTCGGCTGGACGCGGGCGAAGCTGGCGCCGCCATCGGTGATCACCGCGGCGACTTCGTTCGGCTGCAGGATGACCGAGCTCGAGCCGTTGGTGAGCGTCAGCAGGCCGGTGCAGGCGTTCCACACGTCGTAGCGCTTGGAGACCGCCGGCACGGTGACGGCGAACGCGCCTGTCCCGGTGAATTTGAGCATCGCCAGGCGCGCCTGGTCGGCGCTGGCGTTGGCCGTGGTGAGGCTGAGATTGCCCGTCAGCGCGATCGTGGCCCAGCCGGCGATCGCCTCGTCGGCGCGGCTGAGCGCGGCGTTCAGCTTGTCGCCCCAGAGGTTGACGTTCTCGCCGCTGAACTGGAGCTCGAAGCGGAGCGAGACGGAATAGCTCGATGGCATCAGACGATCTGAGCTCCCGTGTCAGCGCGGTACCAGTGGACGCCGTTCGACCAGACGACGGTCTTGAGATCCGTCGCGATGCCGAAGCGGCCGCCCTGCTGGGCGGCGCTGGCGCTGGTCAGATTGGTGGAGAGGGTGGTGAAGGCCGGACCGAAGCCCTGCGGCGTCTCCAAGAGCGCGATCCGCTGGTCGAGGTCATCGAGGTAGGCCGCGAGCTCCGCAGGCGTGCCGGCCGGGGCGGTCATCAGACGACGTTCCCGCTCGCCGAGCCGACCAGCGGCCCGCGCAGCGCGTCCTTGGCCTCTTCGTCGTTGATGCTGCCGAGCAGGCTGGAGAACAGCGCCGCGTAGCGGTCGCAGTTGTTGTCGTCTTCGAGGTAGCGGTAGAGCGCCTCGAGGCCGCCGTAGAGGTAGAGGAACGGGTACTTCGCCAGCACCACGTTGCTGTCGCCGTCGGCCGTCAGCGTCGTGGGCGCCTTGTAGAACAGCAGCTGGCCAGTGACCGAGCCGCTGAACAGCGGCGCGAACGCCAGGGTGTCGGTGCTCTCGACCGCGAAATGCGTCGGGTAGGAGCCGGTCGCCAGGTTGGCGGTCATGTCGATCAGCCGGCCGCTGTCGGTCAGGTGCAGCGGCAGGCGCGGGGTGAGATCCAGGTAGAAGCGCTTGGCCGCCAGGAAGCCCGAGGGCGCCGTGATCGTCTCGGCGTTCACCGTGACCGAGGCGCGCGCGTAGAGCACCGGCGCGCGCAGCCGGCGGCAGATCTCCTGATGCGCCCAGGCCACGAAGTCCGGCAGCATGTCGGTCAGGCTGGTCTTCGCCGACCAGGTGGCCAGCGCCGCCTTGAGCAGCGCGTTGGTGGCGAGGCTCACCGGAAGCGGCCGTTCGCCATGGCCAGGCGGCCAGGCGCGGTGCGCAGGTGACGCCAGTCCGGATCGTTGAGCTTGCGCATCAGCTTGTCGGCGCACTCAGGCCGGTAGCAGTCCCATCCCTCCTCGCTCAGCCACTTCAGACGAATGATGTTGG